AGCTTGTACTGCAAAAAGGTGAAAAGCATATTGGCCATTGTGTTGAACAGAAAAGTACTTGCCTCACCAGAAAACCTCATGATCGAGAAATTACCCAACTTGGATCCTAAATGTGTTTTGATGTACCGGTAATCCTCGATTAGATCATTTGGTAAGCCAAGGTAGCGCATGAGACACAATTCAAAAGCCATGATGTACTGGTCTTGACTAGCATCGAAAGCCTCGTAGTCGGACTCTGTGCAAAGTGCACCAAACGAGCCACGTCGTACCCATGCATCCAGCTCTCCCAGACCCTTACCTGAATGTATGTAAAACCTCTCGGGCAAAGCTTCATGCAATTTCTTTTCTATGTATCTCATGTAGGGAGCGAAACGGCAGAGCACCGAATGTTGGAAGCATACAATTGTCTGCGCTGCTTTGGCATCACGAAACCGGTTATCAAACTTTGTGCACAATTGAGATTTTGAGAAAACCATGCCCACGTCCGCAAGCCAGTCCTTGCAAGACCGGTTACTGTGGTTCTCGATTGTAGCTGCACTTTTACTGGTCTTCTTCTCTTCAAATTCGAACTTTGCAGTCTCCATCATGCGTGGGTCGTGTGCAGGTTTCAGCGGCACGCGGCTCAAAAACTCCTTCAGCAAGAAAGGTCCATAGGGCATGGCTTGTTGCAACTTTGCTGCTTCTTTCATGGGACAGGAAAACCTCAGCCTTTTACGTACAGCCATGATGAAAGTTACTGTGTCTGACGCCCGATGGCGTGGGTATATAGTTTCAAAACGTTCAGCAGCGTTAGTGAGTTGCCGCCCCAATTGCTTCGAATGCTCGTCAGTGAACTGCTCCGACGTGAGGTAACCCATCCGTTTCTCCCGGAACTCCCTAGCCATGATCTTGTGTACCCATTGTGCTCGGACCCCTTCGAGCTCGCATTGAGGGAGGTGCGTCCTGAACCACTCGTTCGAAGCAACGCTTTCGATTAATTCTACCTCCTGCACATCCTCAACCTGCATCAAGTCAATCATCGTCTTTAACCATGGGTCGCCCGCGAGCTTCAATTCCCTCTTTTCCTCGTCGGCTCCGTACAG